ATTTATTTGTTGGTTTCCAATCCACTGTTATAACCGCATCCAGTTCACCGCTGCCTTCACAGACCGGACAAGGTTTCCGTATATCCTCACGGCTGCCTTCCTCCGTCCCCCAGAACCAGCCGTTACCCTTGCAGTAGCCGCACTTGTGGCCGGTACTGACAAAGTTCTCACGGTTAGGTCCCTTGCACATATAGGCGGGAGGGCAGATTTCAAGTTGTTTCTCGATCTTGCTCATAATCACATTGATTTACAAATGAAATTCATTACTTTTGCACTGACCGTTACCGGTCGCTTAAAACTACGTCTCGTCCCCACCGGTCTGTGAAGGTCGGCTGGGGATTCTTATTTACTGCCATTTTCCAAAGCCCCCAGTTCCCAAATCACATATTTGCTGGTGGAACCACGGTACCGCCCTTTGCTGTACGCCACATAACCCTCCACCCATATCTTCAGATCGGCATCGTACATCACGCTCGTGGCGGCGTCACCTTTAGGATTCTTGCCGCGCGCATGGCTGATGATGATGAACAGTTTGTCAGGAAACTCTTCTTTTAGCTGGATATAGTCACCGTAGGTCATCCGCGTGTACTGGAAACTGTCAATCACGACGATGTTGTAACTCTTATGACGGCGCAGGCGTTCCTTCAGCGCCGGGATGTCTTCCTTGATGAAGGCCAGATGGCGGCTCACACCAGCCATGCCGAAGCGTTTCAGGTTGTTCTGGACCGTCAGACGCGTACCCTCTTCCAAAGAATCAATCGCGATACGATCATACTTGCACAGTTCCTTGCACAACTGCATCACAAAAGAAGTCTTACCGTTACCGCTGTTACCCCAGATAAACCATACACCCGTACGTTCCGGGGTGTCGAAGGCCTCCTTCCACTTTCCTTCGAAGGGAAATACCTCATATTTCTTGCTGAGGATATCCTTTACACTCAAAGCACGCTTCATGGTCAGAAAAGTTTAAGTTGCCGGATATCGTCAATCTTGTCAAGAACGGCCTGCCGTGCGGCGCCCCGTAGTTTCTTATGACAGAGCATCCAGCCGAGCGCCCACAGAAGGGCGTTCTCACGAGTGGCGAACTGTCCCCATTTGCGCCCCGGGCCGAAACCGGCACCGGAACTGTTCACCTGCATGTGGACGCCGGCAGTCCACCAGCCGTCCTGCCGCCCTACAAGGACGTCCAGGTAGTCGCGTCCGTTCCGGTAAATGGCCACAGTCTCGTATTCCGTCAGGACGGGATAGCTGAACCAGGGAGAGGGAAGCCGGTCACGGCCATCGATTCTCAAGTATTCAAATTTGTTTTCCATATCCTTAAAATTGCGTTTGAACGGTATTTGAACGGGTTACAAATCACTCATGCGTTTTACCTTGTGGATGGAATCCTTCACGCGGCGAAGGTCATAATCGCAGGTGGCAGCCTCCTTCATCACGACATCGATATCCTGCCGGGAAGTCAGCCCGTTCGCCGTGCAGATAATATAGACATCATTCTGGTCAGTCGGCTCCAACGTGAAGAACTTACGTCCGATACGGCTGAAAAATTCCTTATAACCGGGCTTCTGGTACTTCAGCCCGTTACTGATACGCTTGACGATATAGTCGGTACTCAGGAAAACGACACCGCATTTCTCCTCCAGCTTGTTGTACAGGCTGATGAAGTAGTGGAACACCGGCTCTGTCAGCTTGTCGGCTTCGTCAAACACCAGCAGGGGCGCGTCCATCTGGATGATGTCGTCAAGGATAAGCCCCCACACCTCGCGGATATTGCAGCCTTCGGTACGGATTCCTACCGTGCGGGCAATCTCGCGGACAAAATCGCCCTTCTTCATGTCTTCGGAGCAAAGGATGTAAAAAACCTCCTTGTGATCCTGAAGGTACACCCGGGCGGTGGTGCTCTTACCGCAGCCGGCCTCGCCGGTCACCCAGCGGACGCTACGCCAGCGCTGCGCGTCGGAAAGCACTTCGGTAATCTCCTGGTACGCGCCCGTCTCAACGATCTGCCAGCCGGGTGTGCCCATACCTCCCACCTGGGAGGCCACATTGCGGAACATCTCATCGCTGATGTTCTCGAAACGGCCGTTCAGAATATTGCTCACGGTACCCACGCTGACACCTTTCAGGCTGCCCGCGGCCTTCGTCTGGCTCGGGTATTTAGCCACGTAAGCGCGAAGGCGCTCACTGATGGCGTTTTTCTCTTTCATTGTAATTTCCATAACCAATCGTATTTTTATAATCAATTTTCTTTAAAATTTTCCGACTATTTTCCGTTTGTCCACTTCACGACGACCGAGCTGGTCCCAGCCTATATTGCTGATCACTTTGGTGGAACGCCCCAGGGAAATCTCTTCCGGAGGCTGGCCGTACTTCTTTGTACGACGGTCTATCTGACGTTGCACCTCGGCCGTAATACCTTTCAGTTTCGGAGTGTTCAGACCGTGCTGTTCGGGAGCTACCCCGTGCTCGTACTCTATTTCCTTGGCAACCACCTGACGTTCCACGCGGTCCTGCACGTTGGCCTCCTGTTCCCGGCGGATGAAGGCGGCCTCGCCTTCTCCCTGGTCCTGGATGGCACGGTGGATAACCATGTAGGGCTCGGCGACACGCTCGAAACGGAACTCCCCGCCCTTGTCCTTCCAGTACAGCCGGACACTACCGAAATCATACGGGTCATACTTGACATAGAACTGCTTGTAGGTATTCCGGCGGCGCCATTCATGATCCGGAACGCCCGGGGAGGAATAAACTTCATAGGTGCGGGACTTGCCGCCAATCGTGACCTCGATACCGGAAGAAGTGAACGTGCTCGGTCGGGAGGTCATCACCCAGAAAATATCCACCATGTCACGTGCCGTCACCGCTTCCGTCTCCTCGTTCACACTGGTGTTGTACATCCCGATCCGGGAAATACCGGTGGCCGGATGCTTCATCTCATTCCATTCCCGGCGTGCCTCGACATATTTCGCCTTCAGCTCGGCAAGGGTGTAAAGTTTGTCCTTGTTGGCCTCGATGAACTCAAGGTTCGGGCGGCTGGATGCTTTCTTGGTGGTGATGTTCTGACCAGTAAACCGCCAGTCCTTATGCAGGACCTGGCTCTGGAAACGGCCGAAAGCCGACTCGATAGTTTTCGACTGGCCGCTGTAGGGAGCGGTCGGGCGGTGGATATGGCTGATCTTTGCCAGCAGACCATCCGAGACACGTTCCAGTTTTTTGTGACCGCCCTGGTTGTCATGGACCAGCTCGTAAGGCTTGTGCCCGCTTGTCTGGAGAGCCATGCGGTAGGCGTGATATTGCGCCTCGTAATTCTCGTTCTCGCTGATATGGAAGCCCAGCAGTACCTCGCTGTAGGCATCCATGACCTCGTACACACCGATGGTGCGGACATTACCATGCTCGTCCTTGTAGTAGAGGTTCAATTTCGTACCGTCACCGTACCACAGGCTGTCACGGCGGCTGGGAAGTTCGGTCTTGTGCTTGCGGCCGTAACGCTGGTGCGCCTTCATCTCTCCGTGGACCGCATCATACCATAAAGGCTCGATACGGGGGCTGTTAAGCCATTCGCGAAGGCTGCGGGGACTCTTCAGGGGCTTCCAGCCACGTTCCGGGGCGACACGGTTGTACTCCTCGAATATCTGCATGTCGGTATAGACAGGGACGCGGCTCCGTTTCAGCGCGACAAGGTAACGCCCGGCTTCCTCCTCGATCTTCAGCGTGTTGCTGTTGCCATACTTGCCGCTGACCAGTACCGCGTAGTTCTGCGGCCTGTACTGGTTCACAAGGCTCTTCAGGCGGCCCTCGCTGCCCGGAAGGGTATGCGCATACTCCCCGCGCCATTCCTCAACCCTGGCAAGCAACGTTTCCCATACATTACGGCTACCCCCCAGCATGTTACGTTTCGGACGAAGCGTGTCCAGCTCGCTGATCAGTGCGTTAAGCACCGAGGCGTTCCATACATACTCGGCCTGGATACGCTCGGGAAGGGGAACCTGCTCACCGTTCTTGTCGTAGCGGTACTCCTCAAAGAAAAGCTCCGCGTTCTCGTCTTTCTTCACTTTGCTCATAATCATTTCTCGTATCAGTTTCTGTTCAGGATCGCCGTACTTGGCAACAAAACGTTTCTGGTATTTATCGGGAAGGGAGGAATAGATGATTTGTGCACGGGAACCTTCTCCGCCGCCACGATGGGAACGTTCAATGGTACCACGTTGCAGCTGTTTGTCAAGGGCACCCCTGGTTATCACCGGATCATCTCCACAAGTCAGTTCCTGATAGGTTACACACAATGTTTTCTTGTAGTATTCCATCTCCCAGTCCGATTATCACTCCTCCAAATCATTCAAAGGGACATGCCTCTTCATCAGTCTCGCTGAAGCCCCGAAGTTCAGCACGACGGCGAGCTCCAGCAGCGGGTGGTCAAAGACCACGGAAAGCAGGATCCCGAAACTCAGACAGAAATAAAGCACGCAAAGGCGCTGTTTCCGGTTCAGACGGGTGAACCAGCGCAGCTGGTCACCGAACAGTGTCATCAGATCTCTTTTCATCGCCGTCCTTCTTTTGAGAGTTATCACCTACCTTGGTACCACCACGCTCGATAGCGAGCTTGCGGATGGAACGGGCCAACTTGCTGTTCTTGCGAAATGCAAGGGAGTGGGAGACCATTTCCCGGGAGCAACCCAGCAAACCAGCTATCTTACCCACCTCGCTGTATTCTACGACTATTCGTTCTTTCATAATTCGCTGATATGTTAAATTATTGTAGAGGG